CCTATGAGTTCTGCTGATCTAACCCTTGCACTATCAGAAAAGTCTTCATTGTTCATAAACTCTGTAAGTTTCTGTAATATCATCTCTTCTTTTTTTATCTCTGACATCTTGTTTAAGTTCTGTTTTTCCAATAGTAACCTATCTATTGTTATCCCTATATTATCCTTAGCTCTTAATCTACTTGCTAACATTCTTAAAGTATTACCCTTAATATCTTTGCTTACATTATAATTGTTACGATAAGCATCTATTAAAGTCATATTGCCATAAACTACATCTTTACAAAAACCTAACTGCTTTGCAGTCAATTTATTTTTATCTGGGTTTTTATTCGAGCTGACTATTTTTAATTTTGGTTTATCTTTTTTATCTGACATATTTAATCCTAAAAGTTAATTTCAACTTCTACAAACTTACCATAAATTTTCACGCCAATAAAATTTTAAATTAATAAAAGTGCTGAATTTACATGATATACCATTTAAACGCCAAATAACGACCATACAGAGGATTAAGACCTTTTAGCTATAATTTATCCTAAAAAAGTGTTTCAGCGTTTTTGAACTCCACCAAGGGTTTTAGTATCATAGTGTAAATAAATGTAACTATTTGTCTCATATTGTATATTTGTTGTTGACCTATATTAATTATTAGTGTACTGATTAGTTAATCCATTTTTTAATGGCAACCCTGTTACGAAAGTGAGTATCAAAGTTTTTTAGTAGGTTAACACCCTACCAAGTGCTGATTGAGGTGCGAGACACTAACTTTTAAATCCAACCAATAGATTTAACTGCCAATCAGAGGAACACAACGAACTAGGAAAGGCGAAAGCCTAGCAGAAAAACGATACCTAGCCAGTCTCCAAGTTGGAAAGTAAGACGCACCCCATAGCCTCTAAAATCCACAGATAATAATCTGAAGAGACAAGCTTAAAATATTTTATGGTTTGTGCAAATGCACAAAGATAAACAGTTCTTACAATACTGTTTATTCTTGTTCATTTGATGAGCAATAACCCAACATTAGGAGATGTTATGAAAGATTTAGAATACTTACCAAAATTAATTGAAGAGTTAGAAAACATTAGTTCTTGGAACTCTTTTGCTGGTAGTCTTGTTATGCAGTATAAGAGAAAGAATTTTTTATCTGAAAAGCAGATTTCATCTGCTCAGAATATGCTTAATAAAATGGTTGAAAATAAAATCAAAAGAGAGGGTATGAAAAAATCTTTTGACACAACCAAGATCGAGCAGTTGTTTCAAACTGCTATTAGCAATGGATTAAAGAGACCTAGATTTCATTGTGGCAATGTGATCTTATCTTTAGCTAGTGAGCAATCAAAAAATAAAGGTGCTATCTACGTTAAGCATAAAGCAGTTAATGAGTATGGGCATGAAGATAAAAACTATGTTGGCAAGATTATGAATAAAGTTTTCATGCCAATTTTAAAAGCCTCTCAAGATGCTATTGATACAGTTATGGCAATAGCTGAAGACCCTTTAGGAAGTGCAATTAAGCATGGCAAGATGTCAAATCATTGTTCTATGTGCAGTAAAGAATTAACTGTCGATAGATCAATTAAAAATGGTTATGGCAAAAAGTGTGCTGAAAACTATGGTTTTCCATACTAACCAAATTAACTAATTAGAGCAGTTATAAACTGCTCTTGCTAGTTCATTTGAACTATAACTCAAATCTAAATAGGAGATATTATGAGTAAGAAAAAAACTACTGTGGTTGCAATGTCCCAAACAAACATTGACAGACTTGCTAAAACTGAGAGCGAGTTTCAAAAGTTAAAAGGCGAAAGAGCAGACGCTTACAACTCTATCCAAGAAAAAAAGCTAGACCAATACGCTACGCTTACAAGTCATATCAAGGTTATCTTTAATGATAATAAAACTGATAGCGACAACTTGCCTAGACACGTTGGTATTCAAATTCGTGAAGACTTAATGAATGATGTAGGTATGAGTAAAGCAAACGCTAAAATGCTTTATGAAAATACTGTAAAGTTTGTAGCCAAGTTTGATAAAGATATACCAAGCCAAGCTACACCAGAGAGCGTCTTAGAAGTTTTTTCAGCAATGGATATCAACACACAAAACGATCTAAAGAAAAAGGTATCTAAGCAAGTTGATGACAATATTGGAGACACTTTAGCCAGAAAGTTATTTGGCAAATGGAAGACAGAAAAAGTCAAGAAAGATGATGGAACTGTTGAAGAAAAAGAAGTGTATATTCCTAGCAAATATACTGCTCAAGAAATACAAAATGCTTGGGAAGTTTTGCAAGATGCAAAAAGAGAAAGAGACGAGTTTGACAAGTCTTGCTCTGATGCAACTAAAAACGCTAAGAATAGCAATGACATAATCAATAGATTAGACGAGGCATTGGCTAGTTAATCAAATGCACAAATTAGGGCAGTTATAAACTGCCCTTGCTTGTTTATTTGAAACTATAACAAAAGGAGAATGTATGAATAAACATAAACAAATAATAGACTTCGCCAGAGGTAAAATAGTATCTGGTAAATTTACAAAATTAGATAATACCACCAGAGAATTTTGGGGTGTTCTAAAGCATGAAGACAGAGACAAAGATTATCTTGTAACTGTCTTTGATTATCGCAAAAAGCAATATCGCAGATTTAGACTAGATGTAGGTAACATTACTCTAAATGTAGCGAATACAACTTTTCACATTAACAACCAATAGGAGATAAGTAGTGAGATTAAAAACTGCAAAAAAAATAATAATAGAGGCTATCAACAAAACAGTTAATAGACCAGATGGAACTTTACCTATATGCCCTTTTTTAGAAAGTCCTATGGGTATAGGTAAAACAAGTTTATGGAGACAGATAGCTAAAGAATTAAATTTTTATTTAATTACTACTAGTTTAGCTAGTTATGAACCTACTGACATTGGTGGTATGCAGATGCCAGATGGAGACAGTATGAAAGTTCTTAGACCTAAATGGCTACTTAGTGAGGAAGAAAGAAAAGCCATACTAGATAAAGGTTATGTAGGTATAATTTATTTATTTGATGAGTTAGTTCAAGCACCCATCTTAAATCAAAATTTATTCGCTACTATTTCTGACGAGTATAGAATAGGCGATTATCATATACCTTTGGGAGATTTTGTCGCTTGTTGTGGCAATCGTGTTTCTGATAGGTCTGGGGTAAATCAAATGCCAATGCATTTAAGAGATAGACTTACAACCATGCCAATAGAGGCTAATCTAGATGATTGGGCAAACTATATGTCAGCTAATAAAAAAGATCATAGGGTTGTGTCTTGGGTTAGATTTCAGCCAGAGTATCTGCATAAGTTTGAAAGAGACGCTACTGCTTTTCCAACTCCAAGAAGTCTAGAAAGAGTTAGTGATATACTATCATGGAACTTAGAAGATGATGAAATGTATAGTGCTATAGCTTGTCAGATTGGCGATACTGCCTCAGCTAGTTTAGTTACACATTTAAATATACATGATAAATGTCCAGACTTAGACGAGATTGTAAAGACACCAGATGCAATAGAAGTTCCTACAGATATAGCCATTCAATATGCAACTATATCTGGTCTGGTTAATAAAGTTAATAATGACAATATGGGTTCAATCATCAAGTATGTAAAAAAGTTTGATGGAGAATTTGTAGCTTTTTTTATTAAAGATAGTGTAGCCAAGAATAGGGATTTATTACAAAATAAAGACCTTAGAGTTTACTTGTCTACTGATGAGAAAATTAGAGAAATCGTTTTATAGGAGAGAAAATGGAACGAGATATAAAAATCAAAATATCAAGGTCTAATGTTAGACTTATGGTAGATAAGCAGAAAAAGGGTTGGGGGTTTTATGCCTCAATCCTTTTCAAGATGCCTATGATAGCTAAAGATGATGTTCAGACTATGGCTACTGATGGAAAGAGTATTTTCTATAATCCAGAATGGAGTAATAATTTAACAGATGAAGAGATGGATTTTGTTAGATGCCATGAGGGTATGCACAGAGTTTTGAGACATCATCTTAGGTTAAAAGGTAGGAATAGCGAACTCTGGAATATTGCAACTGATTACGCTATTAATTCTATCCTCAAAAAATCTGGTATGACAATGCCTAAAGATGGTTTGTATAGCAGAGAATATGAGGGCATGAGTGCTGAAAAGATTTACAAGATATTAG